TCCAGATCCCCCGAGGCAATGAAACGCCTAAATCAGTACATTCCTGAAGAAGCCCAGGCTCGAATGAAAAGCCTTTATACGCTTACGGACGGTATCTACGAAGGGCAAAAACACAAGATTACAACTGGCAAGTTCGACTCTGTTGTCAAGGACATCAGCAGTCGAGGCGGGGCAATATCTAAGCTTTACAACGTCGGTGCTATCGGTGCGAAAGTCGCTGCAGCAGAGGTTCCCGGCCTGTTCTTCGGAACCCCTGGCCTCGGTGCAGCCGCAGTCCTATCGAGGGAAGCAACTGTTAAATTCATGGGTCAGAACAAGTCTGCAATCAAGGCTGCTGACGATGTGTTGTCGAGCCCTAAGTTACGCGCATCCATGATCGCCTACGCCAAATCCGATGGCAAATCGACCGCAGCAACCCAGGCAGCCGATATGGCCATGAAAAAGGCCCCGGTGTTCCAAAAGTGGCTGGCCACGGTCGATGACGGCGTCAAAGAAAGGATCAAGCTGGTAGGGCCGACCAACTACTTTTTCCACGACAACTCGTACGACAAGGCAACCGAGCCAGATCCGGTGTCGATGGATGACATTCGGGCCACGGCGAAGCAATACGGCGTCAGCGAGCAGGAAGTCATCGACCACGTTAAAAAGAATGGTGGGAAGATCCAGTGAGAGACCTTTTCAAAGAATTTGGTAGCAAAAACAAGGAGGCCCCTCCGGGGGCCAAGGCTCCTGTCGAGACTTCGCCTCCTGTCCAACCTCAAGACATTGATGCCGGGGCTCATGAGGCGGCCACATCGCCGAAGAACGAGCGCAAGGAGCCATCAGATCTGCAGAAAGAGGCCGGTAACTACAAGAAGGGCAAGATCTCGTTGCAGGGCCTGAACATCCTGATCGAAAACCCGCGTGGCTCAGATCGCTCCGGCAAGGACAGGGATGGCACCGCGTGGTCTCATACCATGAGCGATCATTACGGCTACATCAGGGGCAGCATGGGCGCTGACGGTGATGCCCTGGACGTCTACGTTGGGCCAAAGCCTGACAGCGACAAAGTCTTCGTGGTTGATCAAATCGACCAGGGGAATGGCAAGTTTGACGAGCACAAGATCATGCTTGGATTCGCAAACAAGCACGCCGCCGTCAAAGCCTACGAAGCCAACTTTAACGAGGGCTGGAAGGTTGGCCAGGTGACAGAGTTGTCGATCCGCGCATTCAAGGACTGGATCAAGAACGGCGATACCGACTTGCCGATGTCCGATCCATCTGCCTACAAGCCCGTGGACGAGCCCGAAGTGGTTGTTGCCTCAGCGGCCTCGAAAGCTCGCGCCCAGGCGATGAACCTGGCAAAAAAGGCGGCTGCATAACCAACAAAAAGGGCGCCCCTCAGGCGCCCTGCTTCTACGGTCGCTTGTTGACGTCAAGCAGATCGTGCAAATCCCCAATTGCTGACAAAGTCAGATGTAACCCGTGCTTCCTGCACATACAGTTCCATGCTTCGCCATCCAGCAATACGTCTCGCAGCCCTTTAGTGAGTGTGCTTGACGCCTCGCCCATGATCAATGAATCGACAAAATCAACGACACCGAAGACTCTGGAGGCCGCATCTTGGTTGATGCTCAGCTCGCCAGGTGCGGCGTCATAGTTGATGTACATGCTTGTTTTCCCTTGTATTTGTAATTGCCGGCGCATTATATGTAGGGCGATCTGGCACACCAGTGCCACTCATCGGGCTTAGACTTTAGTCGTATATTGCATCTTCATTTCGGAACCCCTATATCGGATATCGGATATCCGATTCATATATCCGATATCCGATATCCGAATTCTGATTTCGGAAGTAAGAATTCGGATGTAGGATTTCGCAGTTCCGATGTTGACCATGCGAGGAGATTGGTTTGTGCGTGGAGATGTAAGTAGACAACGATCTAGATGGCTGAATGCCACGAAAGGCGACTGCGCGCCTTTGGGAAGAGGAGAGGGCTGGTAGTGCCTTGATCCGTAGGAAGTCCCTTAACTCCCCCAGAACCGCTACCTCAGGGTTTATGCTCCCCGACATCCATGCGCCCTCGGGTCGCAATTCTAGCTCATCAGACCATCGTTGATGGGTCGACTTTTTGACCGATCATCGCATCGGAGACGAACACGTACCTTGAGCCCTTTGGCGCGTGCGCGTGCTCGCCACGGTAGAACCGATCATCACGCAACTGGCGGAAATGCCAAGCCCGATAGTGAGCCTCTGGCGACTCCTTCGTCCTGACGACGCTCTGCAGCGTGCTGAGGCGCATACCTGTCGATCCGTCGTGCCCCATGAGTTTTGGCATGGTCGCCCCTGGAAAGCCATCCAGAAGCCGCTTGCCGCCAGTTGCCAGGCAGTACACGCCCATTGAGGCCACGAGTTTGAGTGCAAAAAAGTGGATCTCGCGGTCTTGGTCGGTGTACTCCGAAAACCCGCGCTTGATGCCTTTGTACATCCCGAGCTCTTTGCTGAAGGTGGCCGCGTCCTTGCACTTCAATATGCGAGGAAGGTCGGTGTCGACGATGCTGACCTTGGCCCAGGAGTCGGTGTTGTCCCGGTACTGGATCACCAAGACTCTTTCCGAGGCATTGCCGTCGATTCGATAGTCGGAGTGCGACTCTTTGACCGCGTCCAGGAATGGGTGCAGCTTCTCGTCCGGAGTGTTGTTGCGTGCAAACGTAGCCAGAAACGATGGGATCTTGAGTCCGTTGTGGACGTACCCGGCAGGCATTGCAACGACCATCGAACGGAAAGGCAGGCTGAAGCCATCGCAGCTATCAAGGTCAAAGCTTGCACGCATCAGGTTGTCGACTACTGCAGCCGACTCTGGAAAAATCACTTGGCGACCATCTCGCTCCCACAGATATTCTTCGAGGTAGATCGAAAACTCCAGGGTCTGGCGCATCCAAGGATTCTCTCTTAGTGCATGGCCGAGCTGGTGCTTGGTGTTTACCTTAGGCACCATCTTCGACCTGATGACCTTTTCTGTTTTTGCAAGCATTGTGGTGTACATGTCGTAGGTCGATTTCTTGGTCTGGCTCATATCAAACATCCATCCTTAGCTGGTCATCTCGCTTAAAGTCGAATCGAAGAGCCACTACCTTTCTGCCTGACTTGATTGGCTTCCAGGAGATTTTCCACCCATCCTTAGCATGAAGCTCTGCAATGGCCGGCTCAATGTGTTTGGTGCGCACCTTAGCAAAGTCTTGCTGCTGCTTCTCAGTGACTTCCATCGACTTGTAGAAGTCTTCGATAGGGATCTCTAGCCAACCGTTCGTGGAAAAGCTCGTTAGCAGCTCAAGGAGGCGCCAGGAGCTCAGAGTCCTAAGTCCGACTGTCTGCTGGAGCAGGTAGGTCGTAAAGTTCTTCTTCAGGCCTGTCAGGTGCGGAATTATCGCAGGCCACCATGCTAGCTCGATCCAGCCTTCCCCAACCTGGTAGGCTGCCTCTCCAACCCATTGCATTCGAACTACGGTGTCAGGTAGCGGCTTTCCACCCCTACGGAATGCCGGTCTATAGATCTCTACATGGCGCTTCATCAGGTTGCCACTGGCACTCTTTAGCTGATTGTAGGCGGTGTCGATGTCAACTTTGAAAGCTTCGGCGAACTCAAAAGCCGTGATCTTTGTCCTGATGATCTCGTTTGGTTGCCTAGCCTTTTTGCTATCAAGTTTCGAGATTGCGATGCAAACAAGGCGCTTTTCCGAGAATGTCAGGCTATGGGCAGCTCTGGCTAAGGCATTAGCCATCGTCACGCGCCTTGCCGTCAATTGGCCATCCACCTCAATGATTTGCTCATCAATCTCCACCATACTCTCCTTTTTGATTATTTAGGGAGAATAGCTGCAAAAATGCCCGCATACAAGTGGAATTTGCTTGTGGATAACACCGGATCCGAGGGAGATCTGACCGGAAAAAAAGGAGAATTAACCGGATCCGAGGGCGAACTCACCGGATCCGAGGGAGATCTGACCGGAAGCGAGGGAGATGAAATGCTCTGCAGGCCACGTGCTACAAGGCCTCCAGCCCCAAAAAGATTTAATAACTTTAAAAACTTTAAAAACGTGCGCGAGGCAAAGCTCAGGCTAGGCGATTCGCCTCAAGCGCAAGGCGTCAAATTCCTCCATGACTTATATCCAGGTCAACCGGAAAAAAAGGAGAATAGGTTTTCCGGCCTTCCTTGTGGCTCAAAGCACCAAATATGGATCTGTAACACGCCCATTTAACTCTCCTTTTTTTGCGGCTGGGCCCACCATCCAGTCACAAAAAAGCCCCAATCAAGGGGCCTTTGGCATCAAAGCAGACCTATTGGCAGGCTTCGCACGCACCATTTTCGAGGGAGCATGCAGTCGGCACTTCATCGGGCTTGGCGCCGGCAAGGAAGTCTTCCTCGTCATCGTCCTCGACGACCGTTATGACCAGGCCATCTTTGACATGGACAAGGCCTTTTTCGGTAAAAACAATGTAACGATCCTCGACAGGCGCAGCGTCTAGGACGGCGCAGGCGGTGACAATGTCTTCAATTGTGGTTTTTTGGGTCATTTCATTGATCTCAAATTGCAGTTGTTTTGGCATCATCAAAGTCAAAGACAATGTCTGATACCTTGAATGTTATGGTTTTTTGCTGAGCACGATGTCGCTTATACGAGGCAAGCATTGCCCAGCGAGGCATTGCTTTCAAGAATTCAGCCTTGCTGTGAATTGGCTTTTGCTTGTCGCTAAGCCGGCCTCGGTACATGCGCCTCAATTTTTGATGAGCTTCGGCTTTACGCCTCGCCGCTCTCCGCAAAGGCTCCATCATGACTTCGTGCAGGGAGCCAATCATCCTTTCGTGCCAAATACCTGGTATAGACCCAATCATTTATTTCATCTCCTGAGTCTTGTAGCCAACACGCGGAATGAACTTGCTGACCTCCCTGGCAAGCAAATCAATTTTCCCTCCATCAAAGAAATCAGCTGCCGTGAGATTTTTTGGGTCTATGCCACGGCGATTAAGTGCCTTGATGATATCGCGATCAATCGCCGCCCTCAGGCCATCCGCGACATTGCTGACAGTGTCGTCAAAATTAAACGGCTCCATCACGATACCCTGTGCAGCTTTTTCATCACATTTGTGGCACATAAAAACCCTTTAACATTATCCGTAAATTGTCAGGCCACGGACTTTAGCATATCGGGGTTTACGGTGTAACGCCCGACTTCGCCGTATTCTGCGTGCAGGACAATGCACTTCATGTTTTGCTGAGCACGGTAACCGCCCCAGGCCGAATAGGCGTCTTTTGCGGCCAGGGTATTAAAAGATTCGACCGTTACACCGGCGTACTCTTTGACGCTTTGGTGATGGACATGGCCCAAGTACCAATATCGGTAAACGGTACGGCCCCAGGCAGGAGCCTGGTCAGCAGCCATCACGCCTGGCAGGCGCTCTGCTTTGCAACTGTGTCCGTGGTGCGCACCGATCAGCACTTTGCCATGCTCGTGATACAGGAAGGGGGCAGGGGACGTCTCGATGATAACTCTAGGTTCGTTTTCGTATGTGTGCGACAGCGCAACGGCGAGCCAGCAAGAGCCAAGGTCGTCATGGTTTCCAGTGACATTGAATACTTTGACGGTCTCGTGCTTAAGCAGCGCAGATTCAATACATTGACGCATCACCTTGATGCCAACATGAATCATCTCGAAGTACCGGCCAGACATATCGAGGCTATGATGGCTACGTGATGTCACGCCAGCCGCATTGTCTGCATGGAACCAATCTCCGCAATTGATAATCAAGGCTTGTTTCGTAGGAGGAGCCGATTCGACAAGGCTGGCCATCGCAGCACACTGGATGCGCTCAATCGACTTCAGATCCCAATCCTGGCCTGATTCTGCTTTGTTTGCGTACATGCCAATGTGGGCATCGCCGATTGGGTAGACAGCCAACAGATTCGCGTCTGTGGACTTGTAAAACTCGCGTGGCTCGACCTTCGGCAGCTCGGAAGCCATGGCCTTCAGGCCCTCAGCAATCAACTCTTGCTGACGTTCATGGTCAATCGACGTCTTGACCCACTGCAATTTCGCCACGCCATTTTCATCGTAAAGGGTCGAAGTGCCCTTCAAATGAAAACCGTCAGGGACTTCCTTGGTCATGTCGTGTTCAGGCGACCAGCCCTGCCGGGCCATCTTTGCTTTGCGGGCAAAAAGCGTTCGCTTGTTGATGCCAAGGTGCTTGGCTGCCTTGCCTGCGCTCATTGTCTCGAGTGCGAGTTTGATTTCTGCGTCAGTCGCTTTGCGTTGTGCCATTTTGTCGATTCCCATCGATAAGTTGCATGATTGTGCTGATCGCCTGGCCGGAATTGATCATCCCAGGAGAGCATCGGTAAACAGTCCAGCCCAGCCGCACTGCGGCGTCGTACTTTTGCAAATCCTCCTCAAACCCGGCACCCCGAATATGTCTGCCACCTGTCCAACCTCCGCCTTCTACCTCGATCAGTAGCTTGCGGTCATGGATAACGAAGTCAGACCTCCAGTCCCTGAGCCCTACAGCCTTGAGTCGCTTCCTGACGCCCTTGCCAGACCCGCCACAAGCTTCCGCTGCGAAACGGTACTCACGCTCAACGTCGACGCCCTGCGACCAGAGATCGGCGTACAGGGCGTCCTCAGCCTCGCTCACCGGGCCCAGCCATTTTGTCTAGGACTTCGTAAATCTCGGCCAACTCACCGCTTTGCTCGATCCGCTGCTGACGCGGAGAGTCGTCGGTGTCTGGCCAGATGACACGCTTGCCAGGGATCGAGATCACGATGCTGCTGGCATCCTCGGCGATCATTTCCAAGGCGCGGACGATGGAGTCCTGGGCTTCGCCATAGTCCTTTTCGAGACTCTTGGCACCCCGGATACCGGCGCATAGGAGTTTCTTGACCGCATGCTGGATGCAGGGATCAGTCACATTGAAGAGCTCAAGGACGCGATAAACGTCAATGAAATCAAGGTGTTTGACGTCTTTGTGATAGTGATTGTGCTTTTTCAATGGACTGCCTATCTTGCCGGTGATGTCCCATCAGGGGCTTTTGGTTTTCAGCCAGGTGCCACGGGAATTCGGCCTTACAGCCGGTTCCGCAGACCCTGACGAACTGGGATGCCAGTGAAATCAGGGGTAAACTGCAGTTCGGGCAGGGTTTCCCCCTTCCGTCGAGATCATTAGTCATAGATTGACAATATGTTGAAGTGTGATTATTTGACGATGATCGCAATGAATTGACATGTTTTGCAAACGCAACATTATGCACACATTGACATATGTATTATATTTGCCAAATACACATGAATTGACACAGTGGATTTATACGTAATGGATGCAGGTATTTCTCTCAGCGTAATCGCAGCACAGGCCATCAACGGCGTCATCGGCGTCGACAACCGCATGCCATGGCACCTTCCGGCTGATTTCAGGCACTTTAAGTCGAAAACGATGGGAAAACCCATCATTATGGGCCGGAAAACCTGGGAATCCTTGCCAGTTCGCCCGTTGCCTGGACGGCTGAACATCGTCGTTTCTCGCCAAAAGGGCATTGAGCTTGATGGGGCTTCGGTGCATTCGAGCCTGGCTGGGGCCGTTGCGGCTGCAGAATTGTTTGCAAAGAAAGCCTTGGTCGATGAGGTCATGATTATCGGCGGGGCCGAGCTTTATGACCTTGGCATGGATTACGCTGACCGCCTGTATTTGACCCGAATCGACGTCGAGCCGGACGGTGACGCCTATTTCCCGGAATTTGATCAGTGCGATTGGGAGATGGTCAGCAATGATCCTCGCCAAAAGGACGGGGATTACCCAGCACACAGCTTTGAAGTCTGGGAACGCAAATGAAAATGGGGCCTTTCGGCCCCTTGTTTTTTTGAGAATTGACAATTATGCGGCTGCGCGTGCTCTGAGAGACTTGCGATCTTTTGCTGCAGGGCGATCTTCGAACTTCTCCGCGCAATTCTCAAAGCGAGCAATTTCGCCACGGAATTGCAAGAGGCAGTTTCCTGGTTGGGCATGACGGACTTTCACAACGTAAAGTTCTGTGATGCCGTTCTTGCCCCGCTCAGAGCTCATGTCGCGGTGGGCCATGATGATCACGTCGGCGTCCTGCTCGATCTCACCGGAGTCACGCAGGTCTGACATTTTTGGCGTAGGGTCAGGGCGCGATTCGATTTCACGGTTGAGCTGGCAGAGCACGATTACCGGGATTCCGAGTTCCTTCGCAAGTTGCTTGAAGCCCCTGGTGTACGAGCCCAGCTCCTGGTTCCGGTTCTGCCAGCGAGCCGATGGATCAGATGAAATCAGGCCAAGGTAGTCGATGATGATTACGTCGAGCTTTTTTATCCGGTGCTGGAAGCGGGCAATCGAGCAGATGCGATCAAAAGTCAGGCCAGGCTTGTCGATGATCCGCATGTCGGCCTCACGGATGCTCTTCACTGAGCTTTCCAGCTTCGACATTGCCATTTTGTCGTCTACTGCCAGGCCGGTATCGATCCACTGCTGGTTAACGCCCGAGAACGACGACAGGGAGCGTTTGGCAAGCTCGTCTGATTGCATTTCCAGGGAAAAAACCAGTGAGGCGCCGCCCTTTTTAAAGGCGATTCGCTCAGCCAGGCCAAGGCCTAGAACAGTTTTGCCCGTGCCAGGTCGACCAGCAATGATGCCGAGGTTGCCTGCTCGAAGGTCTTGAACGATGGCATCGAGGTCATCCAGGCCAAATGAGATCCCGGTTACGACTTCCCCGGCGTGGCGGCGGTGCATCTTGTCCATCACGCTGTCGAGTGCAACACCGAACATTTTGACGTCGGATGTGTCATCGGAAGATGTCAGCTGCATTGCCAGCGTTTGTGCCAGTGCGACTTGATCCAGGACGTCGCCGGGCTCTTTGGACATCTCCATGAGCCTCTGGCCCAGCTCGTACATCTTGCGAGCCTTGGAGCGCTCCTTGAGGATCGTCACGTAGCCGCGAGGATCAGTCACGCCTACGCACTTGTAGTCGAGTTCCATGATCGCTGCGATTGTTGGCTTTTTCGATGGCAGAATTTCGAGCATATTGCTGATCGTGACCATGTCAGTCGGAAGCTGCTTGCGATGGCAAGCCAAGATCAGGTCAAACAGGGCCGAATTGTCATGGTTGCTGAAATCCTGCTTGGTAAGCTGTGCTCCGAACTCAACACAGAGTTCCTCTGAGTACATCATTGTGTAAAGGATGCCTTCCTCGGCGTTTACTGCTTCAAGCGGTCTAATGGCTGCGTTTTTCATGGTCGATTCCTTTTGGTTCGGAGCTTAAGCTCTCTATATGGTCATAATACAACGGAGCGTATTATGTGTACAACACTTTGTGTAATTATTTTCAAATAAATTGACAACTGCTTTTTGAGGTTGGTCAGGCAAAGGATTGTTGGGGCTTTGCTTGTCGAGAGATCGTTCCTTCGAGCGTTAGCTCGGCTAGTTTCTATGTGGCCCTTCCTTGGGCCTTAGCCGCCCCTGTGGGGCGAAGTGTCGATCAGTCGTGGTACTGGCCTTCAAGGAGCTTCTGGATCTTCACGGGGCTGATCAGGAAGTCGAATGGAGCACGGATCCTCATCAGGTAGGCGCTATCAAGAACATCGTTGAAGAGGCCCTCCCAAAAGTCCATGCCATCGACCCTGGCCAGGTACTCGTCATTTATCTTTAGGTTGTACGAGGAAAGGATCAGTTTTTTATGTGAAGCGTTGATCCCCAGGCACTTGCCGTTGGTCTCACCCAGGATCTCGTTGTACAAATCCTTGATCGCCTCGTACGGGATGGTCTTCGGATCAAAGTCGCCTTCGCTCCTTTGCTCCTGCTGTGCTTCACCCAATGACTTTCTTTCCTGTTTAACCTTTTGGGGGGCTAGCTGCGCAGCAGCGTATTGCCCTCCTGATTTTTTATCTGATTCTCTTACTGATTCTCTATGTTCCGGATATTTGGAATGGTTGTCCTGTTTCGTGGATCGGTTGTCCTGTTTCCTGGTGGAGTTCTCCTGTTTCCTGGAACCCCCTTTAGACCCTTCCATATTTCCGGACAACTTCATCGTTGAATCAATTTTTTCAACGAAAATGCGGCGCTCCACGGTAATTAGACCATCGCGAACCTGATGCACAGAAACGAATCCAGACTTAGCGAGTAAGCTGATTACGTCGGAAACATGCTTTTTGGTCATGCCAAAGCGATTAGCGAAGAACTCATTGCCAGCGTAGCAACCCCTCTCTTTTGTCTGCAGGGCATTGATCTCGGCCAGGAGAGCCTTTTGCGTCAGGTTCAGGGATTCATTGAGCCAAACCGACTTGGTGATCCAGATGCCTTTAAATGGCCTTGCGGTAGGGTCTGCATCAGTTGCCTGAGTTGCCGCCGCACCCTCGGCGTAATCCTCAATCGGGTTGACAACAAAAAGACGCCTCTCCGAAACCCTGCCTCTCATAAAGGTGTCAATTTTGATCAAATCCTTGGCAGCCAGACTTGCCAGCGCAGAGGAGATGCGATTTTTGGAAAGCTGGAGGTGCTTACCGAGCCAGCCGTTGGTGGCATAGCAATATCCCAGCTCTTCGTCTTCGTAGCTGTCGACTTCGAGTAACAGGAATTTCTCTGTCATGGACAGTTCACTGTTAAGCCACAGATCGCTCGGAATCCACACGCCTTTGAAGCGTCGTGACAAATTGCCAGTATTGCTATTGCAGTTAGTAATATTCTGCGTCATAATGTATTTACCTTATGTTCTTGGTGGTTCATCTGGTGAATGACTCTTGGTCGAGTCCTGTTGGAGCTTTTGCAGAGCTCCAACTCTTTTTAAAGCCCGGCTCACGCCGGGTTTTTTTTGCCTGCATTTCAAGCTGCAATCTCTTCTTCGGCAGGAAACATGTCATCTAATGAGCAATCTACACCATGCGCCCTGATGATTGCGAGGATTTGGCGGCATGCCGAGATGCTCGGCTGACGAGCTCCAAGCTCCCAGTGAGAGATCGCGCCCTGGGTAAGGCCCATCTCCTTGCCTAGCTCTGATTGCTGCAAACCCGCCAAAATCCTGTACTTTTTGATGCAATTCATGTGAATCTCCTTGCGTTATCGTTATTCTAGTTTCATAATACGGTATGTGTTCAACTCAACACAATAGATATCCATAAATATTTTGGAGATATACAAATGCAGATGCTGATCATAAATTCGCGCAAAGCCCAGCCATGGCAAGCGGCTGTCCGTGAACAAATGCTTGCTCTGCGCATCACCCAGTCCGAAATGGCTCAGCGCCTCGGCGTTACTCAGGGAGGTATTGGCCACTGGCTCAACAACACTAGACAGCCAAATCTTGATCAGATCAATCGCATCCTCCGAGAGTGCCACATCCCAGAGTTCCTGGTCTATCCGGTCTTGACCAGAGACATCGACGCGGCCACCAGAGCCCCCTTGATCTCCTGGAGCGCCATTCCAACACAAGGAACCACGATCCCACGCTCGAGCCATCTCGAGAGCCTGGTAACGCCATTCAGCGCTTCCAGTGAAGCCTTTTGCCTGGAGGTGGCTGGAGACAGCCATCTGCCTGACTTCCGCAGCAAAGAGATCATTCTTGTCGACCCGCAGGTACACCCTCGCAACGGCGACTTTGTGATTGCCGAGGGTCACGGCCTCTGCAAGTTCATGGACACCCACGAAGGTCACTTTTTGATGTCCGGCACCAAGGAGCATTTCGGCGGCAATGTCATCGGCGTCGTAACCGGTAGCTGGACAAAACGTCGGTAAGTCAATACACCAAAAAACATGAAGCCCGCCAAGCGCGGGCTTTTTTGCGTCCAAAGATTTGACATATATTGACAGAGGCCTATACGCATCGTAGTCTTGCCTTCGTTAGCTAACCGTGCGCCGTTCGGGAGCGCTGCCGAATTAGCTGTGACGGTCATCCATGGCCCGAGCGTTCGGTACGTCAATAAATGGATGCAGCTGCGGCCTACTCATGGCTTACAGTCGGACGGGCCCGTCCGTGCAGCTACACAGGGTCTGACAGTCCGGAAAGACGGACACCAAAAATCACAAAGAGACGAGAGAATCGAAATGGAAACAACATCCCAGCAGCACTACCAGGCCATCCAGGCCTCATCTGATTTTTTCCACATACTCGACGTAGCGACACGCAAATGCGTTGGCTTTGCCATGTCCAGAGGTTGTGCCGAAGTCAAAATCCGCATTCTTGAGCGTAAGCGACGATAAGTCGCCCCTCCTTTATATATAGAGAATTTATATGCTTTCGAATCTTGGCCGTGTTGGTCGCGATGCAGAGTTGCGCACCACAGCAAATGGCACCTCCGTTTTTACCGTACCAGTAGCCTATGAACATGGCGTAAAAGGCGAAGACGGCAAGCGCCCAACGCAATGGATCGACCTTACGTTCTGGGCTAAGCAGGCCGAGACCTTTGCGCCGCTGTTGAAGTCCGGCCAGCAGGTCTACTTTTCCGCAGATGATGTTCATGTCGAAACTTTTTCGGGCAAAGATCAGTCGGTCAAGTACAAGCTCGCCGGACGCGCTGTGACCGTCAAGCTGGCCGGTGGCAAGGGCGCTGAAGCCGCAGCGGCTGAGCAGTCCCAGCAGGGCACCAATGGCCCGGATCAGTCACCGCTCAAAGATGATGACATCCCATTCGCGGCGGCCCATTACCTGGCCTGACGCAACGCCTCCCCAATGTTTCCGGTGGGGGCTGAGGCTCCCACTACTATATATATGTGTGAGTCAAAAAATGTTTAACCCATATTCTTTCGAAAACGCGAGCAAATACAAAGCCCCTATCCAAATTGATCTGGACAAGGCCGTCGAAGATTTCATAGCTACTGGCGGTGAGATCCAGGTGATCAAGATGGGGGTCACCGCATATGACCTTGGCTTTGCTGTCGAAGATAAAAAGGCCGCTCATAAAAAGACGGCTGTCAGCTACAACCCCAAGAGGCTGGCCAAAGCTGAGGCGACCATGAAGATCGTCAAGCAGGGCGCGCTGGAGGGGCTTTCAAACGTTCAGATTGCAGAGCTTGCCGGTGTCAGCAGGAACTACGTATCCGGTCTGATATGCAAGCACAAGCTGCGGCCTGCAAAGCCAGATGCCGACATTAAGTAATAAATATATTACATATAGTGTTGACAGCTATGAGATCCGTGCTACTATGTAGTTAATCGGATCTCAGATATCCGAAGTAAGAAATCCGATATCGGATAAAACGACCAAGGGTATAAAAAATGAACGCTACCAAAAAACGTATGAAAATCATCATCGTCGGCTGCAATAAGGGCGGCACGGCGAAAACGACTACCGCTACCGGCCTGGCCGTTGTGCTTGGTCAGATGGGCAACAAGGTCTACATCCTCGATTGTGACAAGCAAAACTCCTCGAGCAAATGGGCCACTTATCGCGAGAGCATCGATGCCACTCCAGTTATCACTGTCGGCTCCCGCCGTGGTGCTATTGCAGGGCACATCAAGACAATCGCCGGCGACTACGACTACTGCATCGTTGACGTATCAGGCAGCATCAGCCCGGAACTCGTGAGCGCGCTGCCGATTGCAGATCTGCTCGTCGCGCCATACAAATGCTCGCAGTACGACCTGGACACGATGGACGAACTGGAGGCCCAGTTGAAATTCATAAAGGATTCGACCGGGTACGCTCCTCCTGTGTTGATTTATCACACCATGGCCTCGACAAATTGCAAGATTCGGGAAAAAGAGCGCGCTCAGTTCAAAAAGTGCGTAGATGACTTCCCGTCGTTTACATTGCTTGAGTCCATCAATAGCAATCGCCAGGTGTTTATCGACACCTCGGAAAATGGCCTTGCTGTGACAGAGATGAAAAATGCCAAGGCCAAAAAAGAGCTCTTGGATTTTGTAGACGAGGTTCTTGCTCATGCCTAAGCCACGAAGCGAAAGGAAGGAACTGACCGAGGCGCAGATTGCTGCAGTCACCAACCCGGATCGCCCCTACGGTGTCACCCCGACCGTTGAGGACAAGCCGGAGCATGATCCACTGACAAAGCTATCCGTCAGCCTCAGGGAAAGCGATAGCTGGAAGATCCAGACCATCGTAGAGAAGAACAAGCGCTCTAAGACGGGGCCGAGGTCGATCAGTGCTGTAATCCTCGAGGCGCTGAAGGCCCAGGGCGTGATCTGACAATTGCACCACCAAGACCCCGCTTAACGGCGGGGTTCTTATGTCCGATATCCGATATCGCTAATCCGATCTCCGATGTCTGCAATCCGATATGCACTATCCGAAATCCGAATTCCGAGATCCGAAAAATGTACGACTTTATCAAAGATGCATACGCAAAGCTGGGCCGATCCTTTTACCTCGGTGCCCTGATATCAGCGGGCGAGATGATGCGCGGGATGTCAGTGACTGATGAAAAGGATGGCGAGTTCCTGGACGTCCCTGGCACCTACGCCAGCGTGATCGCAAAATACGTCCCAAGCGTTAAGGTGCGCGTCAATGGGAGTAAGCGGTGGGTTTTTGCGAAGGGGAGTGGTGCTGCGATCAGGATCGCCCTAAACGCGGCCATTGCATACGAAAAAGCTCGGTGGGTCGATGCTCTGTTATCTACCGAGACCGCCACGGGGCGAGCCATGAGACTTGACCTTTACCCAGACATTGAATGCGAGGTCATGCCTACGCCAGGCCAAGCCTAAGCTGACTACTTTCCTTCCTGATCAACCTTGAGCGTTTGTTTGTAAGCAAACGCCTTTAGGTCAAAACATCCCCTCCGTGGCGCCCTCTACCAGACGTTTCCCGAGCCTCTTTGATGTCTCGCTAGGGTTGTGCGCCTGACGCGCTTATACGAGCTCTCAGGAGCTCCTGGGCGTCGACAGTCTTTTGGTGCGACTTGAGTCAAGCCACCTGCTGATTACCTCAACCTCTTTGTCGCTTAGCCAGAGCGTTCTGGGACGACGCCCAAGCTTTTCCTGGCGATCTCTGTATGCTTTGTTCTTTTCGCTGCCTGAGAGGGCCCTGGCGCCCTTCGGTGGCCGTCCTCGCCTTGGCTTGACTGACTCAGGGAACTGGCTGGCGATTATGTCGATGGTCGAGCTGTCGTGTGGGTCTTTCATGCCTGGCTCCATGTTGGTTCGGCATTTTGGTTTCCGGTGACCATTATTGTCAATTCACTGAAATATATTCGGCTTCTCTTGCGTGTCCAGTGGCATTGTTGATAAATTGCCGGCGCGACCTTTGCTCGCCGTGCGATTGTCGGTGGATGGTATAGTGACGACGGGGCAATCGGGCGTGAATTTGGGATACTGACGCAGACGCGACCCCAACCGGAATGAGTAGTTCCTACGTGCGTGCGGTGCGACTATGCTGGAGCAATCCTCGGTCGCGATGTCAGTGCGTAGGGGCGGTCTAAGACGGTGATCTGGCGCCGCTGTGTGGCGTGACTTAGACAGGGCCAGGGACACATCCTGATGGCCTCCAGGGGAATCCCATCGGCGGCTCGGGCCAGCGTTGGATCTCTAGGCAATCGCTAAGGGCTTTTTCGATCAAAACTAACCCCTCACGGGGCGGGGAGGATCCGAAGCTCTTGGTGATGTATTGCCAGAAGAAAACCCTCAGCTCTCAAACCTGCGTAAGGTTTTTTACAGTAAGCAGGCAAGCTTTTAAATGTTTTGTTTTTGATTCAAAGCACTTTTGAATTGACAATAAGCAGCAATAAAAGAACTTAAAGACAAAAGCAAAAAGACAAACAGAAACAACAATGACTCTCAAGTAAGTAGATAATCATCTACGGGTCAGCAGCAAGTGCGAACTTAATCGTTCTGAATGATGACAATCGATATCAAGTACATCGGAATATCTCCAGCGGTGATGCAAGATGGAGGTTGGTCAGGATGGAATGATTGCCGAAGAGTTGGCCGTCGATAATGATTGTCAATATGAGCAATATATTGATCATAAAACAAACAGAAGATGATTAAAGTTGATAAATAAGTTGACAGGTGCTGCAACATACATCGTAGAATCACCTCATCTTAAGGCCTACTATTACTTCGCACGTTACTTCGCGCATTATGTTCGCGTGGTTCTCAATAGTTGCCATGCAAACATCAATAGCATCAATAGTTCGTCCATTCGACGCAGCATGCGGCGGCTAATTATTGATAACTTAGCAACAATCAATATATCCCACTAAGTTGCCGGAAATTCACCTGGCCACACTCAAACATCATGAGTAAATCTCATGAAGTCATCGCAATAGCCCGCCGCCATATCTCTAGTCCAGATCAAAAGATGGGCCCCAGGACACTCAAAGCCATCAAACCATCCAAATCTAGACCACTCAGATCCTAGCTCAGTATCAATTTGATCTGCGGGTGTTGGATTGGTGTTTTTTGGAATTGATGAGGGTGGAAGCAGATAACCCACAAAGTCCTCAAAATGGGTCACTAGGCATCAAAAAGGTCGTTAAAGGTCGAAATCTGGGACACTAAATCAACTGCCTGATCGATCTTTTTTTTGCCACTCAATTTTCCTCGCCAATGGTATACAAACCCAGGTGGAGAGCGGGAAATCTAGTGCTATACAAGAAACAAGTTATGTCAGCGGTATACACTCCTGACGTTCAATCTTCGATTTATCTGTTGCTCACCCCCTTGTGGGGGTTGCGCGTAGTTTTGCTCCAAGAGCACTCTGTATTTATGCAGGCAACTGCTGAAACCAAAACAGAGTAAAAGACATGACCGACCAAACCATCACCAAAACCGAAACTAAGAAGAAAAAGCCACCAAAGTCTGACGGAAGCTTTAACGTTCGAGTCAGCTCCGAGGATAGAGTCATCGTCAACAAAGTCCTAGAGGCCACAGGCTATCCATCCGCATCAGCCCTGTTCCGCGACATCGTAATCAACAAGCAGTACAAGACTAAGTTCGTGATCAGTCCCGATATCGACATGATCGGAACTTATCTTAGTGAGCTTTTTGATTTGATACCAAATGACAAGAAAGAGAACCACAAGATCCAAAAGAAGATTATGAATATAATCAGGTATATATACAAAGACCTCGACGTAGTTAAACTTAGCGAAATATCTGAAGAAGGGGAAGGCTATGATTGGTAAGAAGCTTAAAGCATCTAAAGGATCATCCAGAAACAGAATTAGATATGTCTACGGAAGTAAGAAACATGACCATGGCATATCTAAGATAAAGACCATTTATACTAACTGTGCAGCATTTAGACCTGAGATTGGAATACACCGCAAAGATGAAGATGACATGGAGTCAATGATATTAGATATGGACGTCCCAACTAAGCTTAAGATTGGGTCAGAGGGAAACAGGAAAGTTCCATTAAGGCCGATAGCCCACTGGATTCTCTCAATCAACAAGGAAGAGCGGCTTAATGAAGATCAATGGAGAGAGGCCGTTATCTTCTGGCTCAAAGAGATGGGGTTCAAAAGTTCAAACAAAGTAGTTGCAACTTACCACGGTGACACCGATAACCCTCATGTTCACCTGGTAATTAACAGGATATGCAACGAACCAGGCTACGAAGTCATCAGCGACAAGGATGACCACGAAAAGAATATGAAGGCCGTGTGGGCATTAGAAGAAAAGTTTGGGCTCAAAAAGGCTGTGAGGCCGGAGAAGTCGTGGAACCCAACAGTAGATGCGCGCACTGTGATTGGCGCCCAAAAGGCCGGCACAATGCCTTTTGAGCATCGCCTCATGGCCAAGATCGCAGGCTGCGTGAAGCGCACCAAAGAGCGCAACGGCGACATGTGCATGCTCGTAAGGGCTCTTCGCAGGCAGGGTGTATACGTCCACCTGCGGATGGATGTGAATGGGGCTCCGAAGGGTATCAGCTATGAATACGGCGACAGAGTTATCGCTGGCAGCAAACTAAAAAAAGCCAGGTGCACTTGGCAAAAACTGACAGGGCAAGAAGGAATACGTTATGACCAAAGCATGCTTCCACAGCTTAAAGTTGAAGTTTCAAGAAGAAATAGAAAGGGTGGAGAACAGCCTGTCTTCGGAAAAAACGGAGCAAGATACTACTCAAACCGGGGCTGGATCTACATGTACTTTATCCCCGAAAACACCGCCAGAGCCCCATTTATCAAACTCAAGGTTAGAAACACAGGAAAAACCGGTGATCAAGTTAGAGCCGAAATCGCATACCGCCAGGCAATGGAGCTTGTCGAGATGATCATGAAACTGCTGGAAATGCTATTTGGTGGCGTTCGTTACACCGCTAAACCAGGGAACGCCAAAGGGTCAGGGTACACGGAATGGAATCCAAACGAAGAGTTCCCTATTTTCCATCCTGACCAACCTCCGCTTCAAAAGGATCTCAACCTGGCCTGATCAACCTCAGTAACCAGCCGGCGCAAGCCGGCTTTTCTTTGCCAACAAAAACTATTTGTCAATTAATACATAAATAGTGTTGCATCAGTATAACACACTGTGTATTATGTAATTAATGAAGCATAACAATAAGGCCAAGACCATGAAACACAACGACATCATCACAGCCAACGAAGCCAGCGACCTGATCAGTAAATTCGGGATCGCCAATCCTGGCTACTACTCAAACGACTTTGGCGACAGGTTCAACATCGAGAGCTTCCCTGCAGGATGCACCCTGAGGGTCGTTTTTCACTACTTTGACAGGATCTGCCTGGAGTACACCGGCGCACGCTTTGATCCGCTGGTAATCAAGCTCAGCAGCCTTGAGGGCCGATACATCCAGGATCACGGCTGGGTGGCTTACGACACAAGAAGCAACATGGCCTTGATTGATGGCGAGTCAGTTCCTTTGCCAGCCTTTGCGGCCAAATCCATCTATGGCAGGGTCTTCAGGACTCACGACATCGTCAACGCTGCCGAGGCTTCCGAGATGATCTCGATCTACGGCATCAAGCGTGATTACCTCGACAGCAGTTCATTTGATGGAGTAGGAACGCTTTACTCAGTCGGGCATGGTGCCTACTACGAGGTTTTTGCGGAAGATGATGGCATGCTGCAACTGTACCTGATCGACAACTCTGCCGAGTCGACCATCGTTCTGTTCGATCCAAACAATGTCTGCGACGATCTGGATGGATACGCAATCAGGCACGCGCCATTGAGACGACTCGATTAAGTCCAAGTACATCAAGAGCCGGCGAAAGCCGGCTTTTTTGTCATCAAAGCAATTTAGGGGTAATCATTATCCTATGTGAGACTCATCATTATCCTATGTTGTCAATTTATTTCTTTGATTTGGCCGCAAAAAGCTTGCCTTGGCCATACCCGCTGCGTACGATTAATGGATCGCCGGGCAGTGAACCTGGCTCCATGACCAAGACGAGAGGCTTTTATGACGCGCATCTACGACCAAAAAGATTTCGATACCTTTAACGACGTAATCAAATTCGCCGCTGAGAACCCAGACTCTAAGTTCCGTCACTTTTGTGTAGACACGCAGACCACTGTTTACTTGTCATTTGTAGTAAATCCAGATGGCTCGTTCATAATGAAAGAAGATGGCCAGCCAGATTACTACATGCCTTCGACGGAACCTCGCTGGCTCAATAACACCCCGATCCCTAGTGATCAAGGGAAGCCAATGTCCAAGTCGGCCAAAAAGAAAATGGCACAGAAGCAACGGCGCAAATAAATATGTCAATTAATTGCAAATAAATTAATGCGTGCTATTGTATTGGCATAACACACCATGTATTATGTAATTATGAAGTCGGCAAATGACTGACTTCATATCTAACTATAAGAGAGAACGACCATGACCATCGCCAATAGCAATTCATCCACCTCTGCCAGGGTAAATTATGTGACAGGTTCCATCAGTGCTTCAGAAGCCAAATCAAATCTCGTCAAGGCCATCATTATCGACGCTGTCGAGCGCGGACTGACTGCCAGGCACATTTGCGATCACATCCAGAACTTGCGGAGTGAATGCTCTGTCCTCCATGTTAACGAGGTGCATGGCTTCGGAGGCCTGGCGTTCACTGACCGTGTTACTGCCCTCTACGTTCTGTTCAACTCGCTTGATTCGAGCTTCCCAATTGCCAAGTACATCGACGAGACTTACTCTGTAGCCATGATCTCGCATGGCGGCGAGACCTACTACAGGTTCTCTGATGACATGGATGGCGGGTCTAGCTGCAGCTTTGACAAAATGATCGGCGAACTCTACTGGATCGAGCCGGGCTGGGTCATGGTCGAGAACGACCAGGGCATCTTCACGCAGCGCGACATGATGTAAGCCAAGTCACAAGCCCAGAGCCCGGCACCTGCCGGGCTTTTTGCAATCAAAACAATCCAGCAGGAGGCAGCATGTTCAATTTTAATGCCGATGTATTCAAGGAAGTCATCAATCACATCCGCCAGGACGCCGAGGCCGGCAAGACTCTTTCCCAGTGTCTGGAGGGTATGCCAGAGCTGGCTGCGGCCAACCTTGGGCACACTGAATATCGGGGTGATATCGAGGGTGAGGAGGATGTCGCCTACGCGCTCGTGCGCGCCCTGAGGAGCCAGGCAAGTACCGGTGGCTATGGATACCTGGCGCTTGAATCTCTTCTGAAGCATCCTATGTTCTTGTCAGTGGCCGTCCTCAAAGATCGCAGTTTTTACTACGTTGACTTCCTTTGTCTTGACAAATGCGTCTCGACCTCGATGTGCAGCTTGCAGAGCGTGATTGATGGCGCATGGTTTAACGAGAAGATGGCGATTGATATTAATGAATAATTGTTTGGCCGCAAACTCCCAATGATTTCAAGGCTTTCAGGATTATTTATAAAATAATTGCATTTATTTGCAAATAGTGCTTGAACGTACATAACACGCTCTGTATTATGTATATATAGGAGCTGCAAACTCCTTAACCAATAAAAAGGTACTCGACCATGAACTACTCCATCGCTAACTACTCAGTCGCCCCAGTCTCCTACTCAGTCCCGGTGGTCAAGGCCACCTGGTCGGCGGAAGTCATCCTTGGCGCTGAGCACCACGTCTTCGCAAATACCTCGCTGGTGCGCCAGGCCTTCCTGGATGCCACGCAGGCCCTGAGCCTCGAGGCCGGCTCCAAGGCCCTGCACGACTGCATCGACCTGCTCAAATCGTCGGACATTGCGCGCAGCAAGCACAACGTCGACGAGATCAGCGCCTCGATCTCAAACAATGTCAATATGCTGGTATTGTTTGCCAATGCCCAGATCGGCACCCTGGCCAAGACTGCCGAGCAGATCAACAAGGTCAAGATTGATACCCTGGTGTCTTTAGATCGTTATCTACAGGCCCTCGAAGTCCTGTTCTAATCCTCTCTATTGCCAAGGTAATCAATATGTCAGCGTTATCAAATGTTATTCAAATGTTCAGGCCACATGAGCTAGCCCCGGACGAAGTGACGAGCTCCATGCATATCAACAGGGCATATGCAGCACGGTTCGGTGGCAAGCCCCTGGCTGGTGCGTCATATGACCGAGTCTTTGAGGCCGAGCAGATCAGAAGGGACTTTCTGGAAGGTTGTTCGGACAAGGAAATCGCACGCCAGGTCGTCGTACTGATCAGTAAGGCGCACGTGTGGAACAAGGCTGGAAGGCTCGGGCTGAAAGAGTTTGAGAACAAAGCCACGGCGATACTGACCGAGATTCCAAGGATGGAGTTGTTGCTTGAGACGGTCAAGGCCAACCCTCCAACACTCACTCAGGATGAGATCGATGTAATGTCCAGCGAGGCCACTCGTATATTGAATCTGCATATTGATCTGATATCTGGACATTTCTGAGACAATATATCCGCGTGTTTATTGAGCCTCGATGATTTCGGGGCTTTTTTATGAAAAATATGTTGGCATTTTGGCGAACCACTGATTTACATTTCTTTTGCGGCAATTGATGTGGTTTTGCGAGGACTAGGCCTCCGATACGGAGAATCCAAACCCATCGGTAATCCATCAATTCAAAGCTATCGAACACACCTAGCACGCTCAGCGTTGAATCTGGTTCTTGTGTTCGATAGTGCCGCACTTAACGTCGCGATGACGTCAAACCCCCCGCCAGGGCCCACGGGCCCAGGCACCTATTCAAGGTGTGTGCTGCATGTCGATTACCAACGAATTCGCGAAGTCGGCACCACCTGTTGCAATCACCGCTGGCTCATACATCCCAGGCCTCTCGATCAATGAGTGGGCCTCGCTGACGGCCTCGGTTTTGACCGCAATCTACGTTCTATATCAGATGTACGTCCTCTACACAAAGCAGCGACGTGATCGCCTGAAAGAATTGGCTCAGGCCACTAAGCCGACAGGTGGTGAAGATGTCAGCTCTTCATAGTCGCCTTGTCCAAGCTGGATTTGTCGTATCGCTTAGCCTCTCGGCTGCCATCGTCCATCAGTTCGAGGGGCGAGAGCATGTCGCCTATTCCGACATTGCCGGCAACCCCACGATTTGCGACGGGCACACTGGCGGCGTGAAGCTTGGCCAAGTCCTGACCGATGCGCAATGCGACGAACTCCTTTACGACGACGTATCCATTGCCATGACCGCCGTAAACCGCCTTGTCAAAGTCCCACTGACTGACGAGCGCCGTGCTGCCCTCACGTCCTTTACCCTAAACCTGGGTCAGGGCACCCTGGCCAAGTCATCTGTGCTCAAAAAGCTGAACGAGGGCGACACCTGGGGCGGATGCGCCGCGATTCCCCTTTACAACAAGATCACCGTAATGGTCAAAGGCAAGTGGGTTAAAAAGCCCGTGAAAGGCCTGACTATCCGCCGTGCCAAAGAGCGCGAGCTTTGTGAGATTGGCCTGGAAAAGCCATGGAAAAATGATGGATGGGACAATGGTTTCTGAAACCGAAAAGCTCGACTACGACACGCTCTCGTACTCCCTGATGTTCAGGGTCACCGATGATGCCGCATTAAATGCATTTGACGCAGGCATGAACCTGTACCTGCTGCAGCAAGTGCTGCTTCCGAACGTCATCCACTACCCACTGCCACTCAATGAAGCCCAGGAAGGCTTGCTTGCCAATCTGCGTGACATCGGCGTCAAGTACCTCAAGGGTTACGTCAAGGAAGGTGGCGATATCGGCAGTGGCGTAAAGCACCTGGAGATGGCGCACATCGGCGCTTGGAACAGAGTGGCATTTAATGCAGGCGCTGACTTTGGGCCTGGAAGATGGCACCTCGGTGAAGAGTTTTCCTATATCCGATATCCGATATCCGAGGAGGCCGAAGAGTGAAGCTCAATCTCGTGGCCTTGATCGTCGTTGCCCTTGCTCTGCTGTCAGGACTCCTTTACCTGTCCAACCTCCGTTCTGAAGCCTCTCTTTTGAGAGCAAACCTTTCTGGGGCAAACCAGCAGATTGCTGATCTCCAAGCGGCGGGGGCGAGGTACGAACAGGCCATCAAGGCCAGAGATTCCGTCGATCAACAGTTCACCCAGGAGCTGGCCAATGCTAAGGCTGAAAATGATTCCCTTCGTGCTTCTGTCGATGCTGGCCGTAAGCGGCTGCTCATCAAAGCAAACTGCCCGGCATTGCGAGCCGGCACCGGTGCCAGCCCCGCCAGCTTGGCTTATGCAGGAGCAGCAGAGCTCGATCCCTCTGCTCGACAGGATTATCACGATCTCCGATCAAGACTGACGACAACCGAAAAAACTCTCGCAGGCCTTCAAGCGTACGTCGCCCAGGTCTGTCTCAAGCGTTGACCCGAGGAGGGCACAAAATGGCAAGTATTGACGGTAAGCCCGACTGGGAAGCAATTGAGGCAGCATTTCGCGCAGGCGCCGAGTCGATCCGCGCAATCGCCGACAAGCATGGCATCAGTGATACTGCAATTCGGTCGCACTGCAAAAAGCACGGCATCACTCGAGATCTGAGCGCCACTGTCCGCCAGGCCACCAGGGGCAAACTTGCCCTGGCCGAAGTGAAGGACACCGAATTCAAGACTGACGACCAGATCGTCTCCGACGCTGCCGACATCAACGCCCAAATCGTGATGTCCCACCGCTCCGGCCTGGCCGAGTGGCGCAAGATCGCAGGTCGCCTGTCGAAGTCGCTGAGCACGATGAAGATCACCGACGAAAATCACGATAAATTCGCCCGCAGCTTGAATGCCGGCGTCGACGCACAACTCAAGGTTATCAAGGGTGAACGCCAGGCTTACAACCTCGACGACGAGAACCAAGGTAATGATGGCCGATCTCTGGCCGAGCTGGTTGCGGATGTTTTCGAAGAGTGAGCGACTTGTCAGCAAACAAATGCCCGTTATGTTCGGGCGTTTTGCCGTGATCGTACGTGAAATCTTGACCGCTCGCAGGGGGAATACCCTAAAGATTTCAAATCTAGAGCACCCCTTTGGCCACAAAAGAAGGCTTATATACCAATGAATCCATTACGTGTCCAGATTGTAAAGGATGGCGATGAGTTCATTCGTCGTCATAAAGCTGGTGATTTGAAGACAAAGAAAGACCTTGTTCTGGCAATAAGTAATAAATGGTATCGCTTAAACGCGCTATATAAGATCAAGAACAAGAACGGCAAGGTTGTCACGTTTAAGCCAAATATCCAGCAGCGCCAAAGATTCGAGGCAAACCACTGCCAGGATATAATCCTTAAATCAAGACAATTGGGTTTTACTACGTTCGAAATGATCGATTCTCTCGACGATTGCCTCTGGATTAAGAACTTTAGTGCCGGCTGTATCGCGCACACGCTCGTCGATGCCCAAGATATCTTCAGAAATAAGGTGAAGTTCGCTTACGATCAGCTGAATAAGTCATCTAGTTGGCGTGGAATCTTCAAGGAAATTGGCCTAAAGCTTCCAATTCCGGCCTCGGACAAGGGTGATAGTTACGTTTTTGACAACGGATCGAGCATAAAAGTATCAACTTCCTACCGTGGTGGCACACTTCAGCGCCTCCATGTCAGCGAATTCGGGAAGATTTGTCGCAAATACCCAGACAAGGCGCAGGAAATCGTTACTGGTGCGTTCGAGGCCGTGGGTTTTGGTAACCAAATTACACTGGAATCCACAGCAGAAGGCCGTGAGGGTTACTTTTTTAAGTTCTGTGAATCAGGCAGAAAGCTTCAACAAACAGGCAAAAACATCGGCCAAATGGACTGGAACTTCCACTTCTTCCCTTGGTATGAGGAAACATCGTACTTCCTCGATCCAAAAGATGTGGATATTCCGTCCTGGCTGCACGATTACTTCGGAAATTTGCGTACAAAAGGCATTGATTTGTCCCCTGGGCAGCAAGCCTGGTATGCAAAAAAGGCGGAAAAACTATTGGACGACATGCAGAGAGAATACCCAAGCACACCGGAAGAGGCGTTTGCTCAGAATGTTGAGGGCGCATATTTCGCCAAACAAATGAGCCTTATCCGTGAAAAAGGAAGGATCACGAAAAAGGTCGTTTACAACCCAAGTCTGCCAGTCATAACTGGTTGGGACTTAGGGATTAGCGACGCTATGTCCATCGTTTTTGCTCAGGTTGTGGGCCGCGAAGTTCACATCATCGACTACCTGGAACACTCTGGCGAAGGTCTTGAATACTACGCCGACGAGCTGCGAAAGAAGGGCTATCACTATAGCTACCACTACGGCCCGCACGACTTGGCTGTACGGGAACTCGGAAACTCCAAGTCTCGTCTCGAGGCGGCAGCAGAGTTTGGGATCAAATTTGAAATTGTTCCTCGAATTGCTAACCACGCCGAGGGCATCCAGGCCGTCAGGACATTCCTGCCTGTTTGTTGGTTCACGGAAAGCACACAAACCGCTACTTATAGTGATAAAGTTGATGGCGAAGATGACGCCAAGCAAACCATCGGCGTCGACAGGCTCATAGATTGCCTCGACTCATATCGTAAAGAGTGGGACGACAAAAAGGGAATCTACAAAACAACTCCAAGGCACGACTGGGCGAGCCACGGTGCCAAGGCGTTTGAAACCCTTGCCCGTGCCGGTGTATTCAACATCTCGACTGGCACTACTCAACACGCGCCAGTTGCAAATACCAGTCGTGGCAAAACACGCTGGGGAGCACATACATGACAGTTTTGAGTGCCGTAAATCCAAAGGTAATTGCCGAGTTTGTGGCCAAAAAGGTCGCAGACATCACGGTTTCAGACCCACGTTTCCGCAAGGATATCGGGAACGTCCAGATTGACTTCGTTCTGATCAACGAGGGTGGTCGTGAGCACGCCGGCATTAAGTTCCAGTTTATGACCCAGGATTTGCTTGGCATTGAGTTGATCCTTCGGGTCATCGACTTCCATGCCAACCCCGTCAAGGCCATGAAGGAATTCTTCCTCAATATCCACGAAATGCGATACGAAGCGTTGAAGCGCCGGGCGAACAACGCTGCCGAGATCTCCCAGGCAATCCAGGCGATCCAGAAAAGCACCAAGCACTAATTTCGATCAATCGAGGTAAATTGACATGTCGATGGGACTCCTGCATTTCCGATCTGCTGCAGATTTGAAAGCTGATGAACACGCAGAACAGCAGAGGCTGGAGCAGGAGCGCCGTCAGCTCAACGTCGAAAGCTCGCTGGCCAGTCACATCCGCAGGTCGTTCGACCAGGCCAAGACGTCGAGGCAACCAATCGATGAGCGCCTGCTCGACTGCCTGCGCCGGTTCAAAGGCGAGTATTCGGAAGAGAAGCTGCGAGCCATTCAGGAAGAGGGTGGCTCCACCCTTTATCCGAAGCTGACCACCACGAAAGTCCGTGCGGCCATCTCGTGGATCATCGACATCATGCTTCCGGCCAAGGGCAGGGCATGGGGCCTCGACCCTACGACCATCGCCGATCTGCCGCCAGAGCTGGTTCACGCGGTTGCCGTGATGCAAGCGCAGGAAGAAGCCGAGAAGGCCAAGATCATTCAGCCTAGTCCAGATGATATCCAGGGCGAGTCCGCTCCAGCACCTGAGACGTCCTTTCCTGGTCAACCTCAGGCTCCTGCTCCTCAGGCGATGCCGGGCGCTCCTGCCCAAGGTCTTCAAGCTTTGTCATCAAATGCTGGCCATGGCCCTCTGGACTACGCAAAGGCCGAGGCTCACATTCGCCAGGTGATTTCCGAGAAGGCCAAAGAGGCATGCAATCGCCATGAGGATTTGATCGAAGATCAGCTTCAGGAAGGCGGCTGGAAGAAGGCTCAGAAGGAGGTCATTGCTGACTTCTGCACGTTCCCGGTTGGCATCATGAAAGGGCCGATGTTCCACAGGGTCACCGAGTTTGCTTGGAGTGATGGCTGGAAGCCAGTACAGGTCGAGAACATCAAGCCGTTCTTCAGCCGGGTTTCGCCGTTCGACATTTACCCGTCGCCAGATTCGACCGACATCAACGATGGCAGCTACATCATTGAGCGGGAACTCTACACCAGGCGTGACTTGAACAAACTTCGAGGTGTGCCAGGGTACAAAGAGGAGGCCATCAAGGGCGTCCTGGAAGACTATGGTCGCGGTGGCCTGAGAGACTGGCTTGCCACGGATTCCGAGCGGGCGCGCATTGAAGATCGTCGTCATGACAATCTGAACGACTTCGGCGAGACGATTGAAGGGCTTCACTACTGGGGCAGCGCCCAGGGCCTGACCTTGCTGCAATGGGGCATGTCGCCTGATCAGATTCCAGATCCTCTCGACGAGTACGAGATCGACGCGATTCTGATCGGAAACTACGTTATCCGTTGCGTGATCAACCGCAACCCGATGGGCGCTCGACCGTACATGAAGTCCTGCTTCCAGCAAGTGCCTGGCAGCTTTTGGGGCATCGCTATACCCGAGTTAATGTCGGACGTCCAGGATATGTGCTGTGTTGTGGCCAGGGCCCAGCAGAACAACCTGGCCTTCGCCTCCGGCCCGCAGATTGAGGTCGCAACAGACCGCTTGCAGCCTGAGGAAGACCCTAACGAAATTTATCCGATGAAGCGCTGGAGGACTAAATCCGACCGCGCCAACGGTGGCACGAACCAGCCGGCGATTCGCTTTTACCAGCCTGCGTCACTGGCCGGCGAACTCATGACGACCTACGATCAGTGGGAAAAACGCGCTGACGACGCCACTAATATCCCGAGGTACACCTACGGCGGCGCCGCTGCTGGTGGCGCTGGTAGCACGGCATCTGGCTTGTCCATGCTGCTTGAGTCGGCAAACAAGGGCATTAAGAACGCGATTCTCGGCTTTGACGAGGGCATCACACAGCCTGGCATCTACTCGCTGTGGATTCATAACATGATGTACAGCACCGACAACTCGATAAAAGGCGACTGCAAGGTCATCCCTCAAGGTGCAACTGCGCAACTTCTCCGTGAGCAAACTCAGAACGCCCGCATGCAGTTCCTGGCATCGACCAACAACCCAACCGACATGCAAGTCATCGGCCTGGAAGGTCGTGCAATCCTGCTGCGCTCCTATGCCGAATCGCTTGATTTGCCTGATCTGATCCCAGACGCGGACACTTTGAAAGCAAAAGCTGAGCAGGCCGAAAAAGCCCAAGCAGAGCAGGGTCAGGCTCAGCAACAGGCCATGGCCCAGCAGAGTCAGATGATGCAGCAACAGGCCGAAATGCAGGCCCAGGCTCAGCAGCAGAAACTGCAGATCGAGGCCACCAAGGCTCAGGCCGATGCAACCCAAAAGCAGGCCGCAGCAGAGAAGATCCAGGCCGAAACACAGAAGGTGCTGCTGGAAGTCCAGGGTCTGCTGGCCCAACTGAGCCAGATGGGAGTCCAGCCGCAACCGCAGGTTCAGGAGCCAGCCCAAGCCCCGGCACCTCAGGATCAAATGCAGCAAGGCCCAAGCCCTGAAGAGCAACAGGCCATGGAGCAGCAAATGATGGCTGAGCAGCAAGGCCAGGTTGCCCAGGAGCCACAGGCCATGTCTCCTATGCCTGAAGGCCAAATGCCATCACTACCTGAAGAACAGGGTCAACAGCAGATGCCTCCGCAAATGCCAGAAGACCAAGGTTTGCCAGGCATGGATGATCTGATGGCAAGACAAGCTAACCCTGAAGGCCTGGAGCAGGAAGACGACATCCATCGTCAGATCGACTTCTCAACCGAGCAATAAGTGGTATATTGACAGCAGCAGCCGGGGCCCAGTGCCCCGGCTTTTTTTGATCACAAACAATATTCGGATATTGCCAATGTTCAACCCGCAATCTGTTTTCAAGTCTTTTGACACTGTGGTTGCCAATGACTTCCAGGATCTCGTGA